ACTGTAACAGTCATTCATCATTTAAAGACAAGGTTAACATGAGTAACCTATGTCAAGAGATTACTTTACCTACTGACCCTATCAATCATATTGATGATGAGGGTGGTGAAATTGCTCTTTGTATTTTATCTGCTATTAATGTAGGTAAAGTTAAACATTTAGATGAGATGGAAGAACTTTGTGATCTTGCAGTTCGTGGATTAGAAGAATTGATTGACTACCAAGGGTACCCTGTAAAGGCAGCAGAACGTGCTACAAAGGCACGTAGATCACTTGGTATAGGATTTATAGGTCTTGCTCATTATTTGGCAAAGATTGGATGTAAATATGATGACCCAAAAGCATTGGAATCAGTACATAAATTGACAGAATCATTCCAGTATCATCTACTCAAAGCATCTAATGAATTAGCAAAAGAAAAAGGTGCATGTGAAGCATTTAAACACACTAAATATTCAGACGGAATACTACCGATTGACACCTATAAAAAAGATGTCGATGAACTTGTACCAAATAAATTGAACTATGATTGGGATGGTCTTAGGTATGATATCGCAACCTACGGACTCAGGCACAGCACTCTGTCCGCACAAATGCCTTCGGAAAGCAGTTCCGTTGTGTCAAATGCAACCAATGGAGTCGAACCACCTAGAGGGTACTTGTCCGTTAAAAAATCAAAGAAAGGACCTCTTAAACAAGTTGTTCCTCAGTACACTTATCTCAAGAACAACTACACTCTTCTCTGGGACATGGAATCAAATCAAGGATATATTAAAATCCTAGCAGTGATGCAAAAGTTCTTTGATCAGGCAATAAGTGGTAACTGGAGTTACAACCCAGAGAACTATCCTGACAATGAAGTTCCTATGTCAGTAATGACACAAGATCTTTTAACTACATACAAATATGGTTGGAAAACATCTTATTATCAGAACACATATGATCAAAAAGGAGACGATTTGTTAGAAGAAAAGAAACTATCATTAGAAAACATGCTCGCAGAAGTAGACAACACAGAGGAGGACGACTGTGAATCCTGTAAAATCTGAACAAGAATTAAAAGGTATGACAGTTTTTAACACTGAAAAAGTGAACACTAAAAAACAACCTATGTTTTTTGGTAAACCATTAGGAGTACAAAGATATGATTCCTATAAGTATCCAGTTTTTGACAAACTAACACAACAACAACTTAGTTATTTTTGGAGACCTGAAGAAGTTTCTTTGCAAAAAGATCGAAGTGACTATCAGACATTACGCCCTGAACAAAAGCACATTTTTACCAGCAATCTTAAATACCAGATTATGTTGGATTCTGTACAAGGCAGAGGTCCTGGAATGGCATTTACACCATATTGTTCTCTTCCAGAGTTGGAAGCATGTATGAACGTATGGCAATTTATGGAGATGATTCATAGTCGTTCATACACTTATGTTATTAAGAACATTTACCCTGATCCTGCTGAGGTATTTGATACTATTCTTGATGATGAAAAGATTATTTCTCGTGCATCATCAGTTACAGAATCCTATGACTTTTTTATAAACCAAGCACATGATTATGATACAAGTAATTGGTGGAGAGATAACTGGAGAGACAGTCCAACAGGAGCGTGGGAAAGAAGGGATCTTAAAAAGAAACTATATAGAGCAATTGCTAATGTTAACATTTTGGAGGGTATAAGATTTTATGTATCGTTTGCTTGCTCGTTTGCGTTTGGTGAACTCAAACTTATGGAAGGATCCGCTAAAATTATCTCTCTCATCGCCAGAGACGAAAGTCAGCATCTTGTCCTTACTCAAAACATCCTCAAAAAATGGCAAGAAGGAGATGATCCTGAGTTTAAAGAAATTGCTAAAGAGGAAAAACCTTATGTAAGGGAAATGTTTGAGAGGTGTGTCAATGAGGAAAAAGCATGGGCAGAATATCTGTTCAAAGATGGAAGTATGATTGGTCTTAATGATAAACTACTTCATCAATATGTTGAATGGATTGCTAATAAAAGAATGAAGGCAATAGGATTAGATCCTATTTACGACATTCCATTAAGAAACAATCCATTACCATGGACACAACACTGGTTATCTTCTAAAGGTATGCAGGTAGCACCACAGGAAACTGAGGTAGAGAGTTATCAAATTGGTGGCATTAAACAAGATGTCAAAAAAGACACATTTGCAGGATTTCAATTATGATTTTTTGGATTGGATTTTTTATCATGTTTTTTAACGAAGGTTTTGTTATGATGAGACATGTGTCACCATGGTTTGCTGAACAAAGAGACAACCTTATACAAAGGTATGGTAATGGATGGCAAACATTTCATGGTATAGTTGATTACATATGGGTGATTCTTGTTACTCTAGGGTTTATATTTTCACCTTTTAGAGGTATTCATTTATATGTTTTTATTTGTTTTTGGTTGTTAGCATTTTTGTTAATTTATTTACCTCAAATAAAAGGAATATACCTTAATAATAAGTAAAACAATGACTTATCACATTTACTTCAACGGAAATTGTTTGTTTAAAAATTTAAACGAGAGTGAGTTCCAAGTTATATGGGGTAGGATGTATCATTCATATTATGGAGAGCAGATATCATATTCAGTATGTCAAGATGATAAATGTTTAGAGGAATCTTCATACTAATGAACAAGACGTCACAAAAGAAACCTTCGGAGGACTATCCCTCTGAATTAATGTGGGATATCGAAGAACTAAAACGTTCTATCGTTGAATCTGCAGAAGAAAGTTATAACTTTGAGGACTTGGTAGGGGGATGAACAAAACATTAGAAAAAATATTAGAACCTATCTTCCTTATTGGGATGACAGGTTTTTTATTGGTAATGTTTGGAATCATTACTGTAGAGCATTTCTTAGTCAGACCTCCTATGAGATTATTAGGATTGGGTGAGTATAAGAAAAGAAAAAAGAGAAAGAAATGAAAATAGAATTTGAAAAACAATTTGGCAAAGGCACAGATCCTTGGTATGCAAAGGCAGAGAGGTGGGCAAAGAAACAAAAGTTTCCTATTTCTTTTCTTGCATTGGGATTAATTGCATGGTTGAAAGAGAAGTGGATTGAAGTAAAGATTCAAAACACTATGAAAGATGTTGATAGACAAACAGATCAAATCATAAAGGAATGGGAAGAAAATGAACCAAGAAAAGAACCCACTATCGTGGAGACAGGAGTATTTGGAAATGAAGGGTGGTCTATCGAAATTACAAATCCGATTGTTGAAAGAGGGTCCGACTCAATTAGCACAGGCATGGTTCCTCCAAGCGATGTACAACGATTACAAAAAGATGAAGGGGATAAAGGAACCTCCTAGTCAAAAGTCAGGATACCAAACAACTATGAAAGAATTTTTCGCTAGGTGGAATTGAATAAATAAGTTAGTGATGACTATTATATGTACGAAAATCCGTGGTGGTATGAAGGAGAAGTATTTGATTGTGATAAGATAAATGGATACCATGGTTTTGTGTATTTAATTACAAATACATGCAATGGAAGAAAATATATTGGAAGAAAATACTTTTGGTCTTTTAGAAAAAAGAAAGGTCAAAGTAGAAAACAAAGAAAAGAATCTGATTGGAAAAAATATTATGGTTCGTGTCCAGAACTAAAAGAGGACGTAAAAGAATTAGGAAAAGAAAAATTTACTAGAGAAATACTTAGTTTACATACTACCGTAGGGAAATGTAATTTTGAAGAAACTAGACAACTATTCGTAAACAATGTTTTAACAGAAGTATTGACAGAAGGTACACCTCTATACTATAATGGTAATATTCTAGGAAGATATTATCGTAAAGATTATTTCAAAGGTTTATAGTTTATGTTAAAAGAATTTTTAAGTTGGTTTGAAGGAAATTTTAATAATTGGAAACAAGCATCTAGTCGTCCAACTAGATTTGCACATATTCTTTTAACTCATGAAAAAGTTTCTGAAAATCAATTTCATGTAGTACAACAGTATAAACATGAAGATAAACCTTATCGTGATAAGATTATTACTATAAGGCAATTTGAAGATCAAATTATTGTAGACAATGATCAATGTAATTTAGTGTTTATTAAACATAATGGACACTATTATGG